TCCGCTTCTGTTGGATGCAAAACTGGTTCATAGTCATATCTGTGATGCGGTTTAATGGTTTTGTCTTCTAATGTTTTAGCGTGATTTTTAGCATCTGCATCAGTAAAAAAACACTGACTATCGGTAGTCTCAAAGTAACAATCCAAATTTGGGTTTGCTTTAAATATTTCGTTTTTCATAACTTAAATAGGTTTATAAATTTTTAGAATTAATTTGATTGTCCAATAAAGAAGGAATCCTATAAATATCCTGCCCAACCAAATTTGTAATTGTTGCAAAAAAGTAAGTACATTAACTTCAATAGGTGGTGGCGTTTTTACTGTAGTAACAACCTCGTGAGTAGCTTTATAATGTGCCAATAGTTCTTGAGCTCGAGCTTCACAATCTACCTGAACTACGTTATTCAAAAGGCGAATCTTTGGGCTTTTTAATATGCGCCCTGGTTCGCCCTGAATAACATTTTTTAAGACAATTTTTCCGCCTTGGCATTCAAGTAAGGCTTTTAAAGAACTGCTGTCTTTTTCTATTTTGAAAACAGTATCGTGTACCGTTTCTGTTATTGTTTTCGTGGTTTCATTCTGCACCACAATTGGCTTGCTACTTCCGCAACTAGCCAATGCGATGAGAACTAACAAACAAACAACTATATTTTTTATTGATTTCATAATCGTATAAATGCTTTAATAGTTTTTATATTTCTTTTTCTTCTGCAAACCTTGTAACCCTCACGACTTCCGTCATCGTTAGTATTCCCTTCGATAGTATAAATAGTTTTTTCAATTACTTTTTCAACTATTCCAGTATGTCCTAATCCTTTGCCAAAATCCATGATGAATACATCGCCAGCTTGTGGCAAGTGTGTACATAATAATGGTCTAGAATTGTACTGATCCATCACGCCGCCTGTTTTCTTTAAAGGGTTTTTAAATCCTGTTTTAACAGCCGATTGATTTACGCACCAATACACAAATGCCATACACCATGAATATCCTTGACCAAGTCCTACACTTTTTAGGTATATTTCTACTTCGGGTCCTGCATTGCTTCCTTTTGGCATTTCTTCAACACCAATTTGAGAGATTGCGGTTTCAAGTGTTTTTTTAGCTAATTCACTCATTCAGCTTTACCGTTTAATTGTTTGTATTTTCTTATTTCATGATGGGTCAATGTTTCTACTTCTAGCATTAATTCCTTAATTCTTACATCCTGTTCTTGTATGGTTTTAATTGCTAAATCCAAACGTTTCATTGCATCATCAAGTAATGTTCTGTAAAAATCAGCTGCTTTAATTTCGGTTTCTATTTCAACAGTTTTAGCCTCAGCATTATTTTTACGCCTTGCAAAAAACCAAGTGATTAAGCCGACGAAAAAAACAGTTAGAATTTGGTATAAAAATTTCTCCATTTGATGGTTTAAAAAAAAGGCTACTACTTTTGCAGTAGCCTTTTGTTATGGTTCTAGTAAATTGCCGCTACACCTTTAGCTTCAAAAGGCACTGCAATAAAATAATGTCTATAATTCAATTGGTTAGATTGCGTTGTAGGACTCAATTTTGCATCAGCAAAATATTGTTTAGTCATACCCGTTTTCTTAGCAATTGCTCCCGTCCAGAATGCAACAGATGCTTGACGATCTCCAGTAGCTTTGATAGCTCCAAAAGCTTTTTTAACTCCAGCAGAAGTAAACGAGGGGTTACCAGCATATTGAAATAATTCAAATGAAGCAATAACTGGGGCAGGCATACCTGTATTGTAGTTTACCAACTTATCTCCAAAGTTTTTTCTATCAAGCAACAAATTGTTATAATGAGTTGTTGATAATACCAAACGTCTACCTTCAGCAGAAACTTCGTCTAAGTCTAATCTTTCCTTCAAAGCAACCAAATCTTCATAACGAAGTGTCGGTAAACCATTTACTACGTCTCCAGTACATACTATTACAGGGGTACTAGCCGTATCCGAAGTTGGAGCAATAGCGTGAATTGCTTTTTTGAATTTTTTAGCATTGATTGCTCTAACGTGTCCATTAGTAGCAGGATCAATTACATTATAAGAAGCTCCGATAATCTTATCGTCAGAAAGCGTTGTAACTTCTGTTACATACTTATCTAGTGTAACAACAACCTCGTCATCTGTGTATGCTTGTAAAGCAATTGGATAAGCTGTGTTATTCACTAATACATTTGGATTGAAGTTGGTTCTAGGGATATGAATCACATTCATTTCCGAAGCTTCACCCGAGCCCATTTCGGCAACAGTAGTATCCAATTCAGGAATACCATCTAACCAAGGAGCCACATTTTGTGTACTCAAATTTTGGATAACTCTATTTAACCAAACGTCTGCAAAATTTGCTGGCATAGTTTTTTATTTATTGATTAAGAAAATAGTTTTTTGTACTCTTCTGGACTGTCATTTTTGAATGACAATTGCGCCTCAATTGAAAGTTTTTGAAACTCTTCCATTGTAGCAACTTGTATTGCTCCGTTTCCGTTAGGAACTACAACTCCAGCGCTAAAATTTGCTTTTGCAGGAATAGAACCAATTACGGTATCTAATGCAGTTTCAGAAGCTAATCCCAAAGTGATCATTTCTTCTTTTTTGTCGGCTCCAAACTTTCCTTGAGTAATTCCCAGTTCTACTTTGGTTGTGATTCTTGTTTTTGCAGCTGCTTCTTGAGCATCTTTAGCGGTTTTTGCTGCTAGTTTTAGCGTTTCGTTTTCAGAAGTTAAGGCTACAACACTTTGTGAAAGGCCTAAAACTTTTGCTTCAACATCTGACGAATCATGTCCGTCTGTAGGGTTGTCTTTAAAACCCAAAGCCATTAATGTGGCCATGCTTAAAATGATTTTTTTCATTTGATTAAGATTAAATTTTTCTTCTGTTGGTGTGATTGAAAGGCAAAGTGTTTTAATCTCCTCTTCTTTCATTAATTCGCCATTTTCGGCATACAATCGAACTGCATTTGCGTTAGAAGGGATTGCAACTATCGATACTTCATATAATTCACAAGCAATAAGCGTTAGTACTCCGTCAATCATTTGTAAATCTTCACGATTAAAAGCGATACCCATAGATGCCGCTTTTATAAAGCCACGTTCTACTTTTCCTTGTATCTTTTTTGAGTCTTCGTCTTCAGTATCAAAAACTGGTTTTCCCATTAGCAAGCCAGTCGTTTTTTCGACTTCAACCCATTTTCCAATAACCGCCCAAGTCGAGTTATAATGTTGGTCTAACATTACAGGATTCGTGTTGAAACGAGTTAATGAAATACCATCGGTTAAAATGCAAAAGCCATAAGAGTTCTTAATAGCTTCGTCATTGAAAATAAATGGATTAATTGGTTTTGGCATGTGCTAATTTTTAAAATTAAGTTAGGCAGTTCTTGCTTTTTGTGATGACAAAGATTAGCCAAACACAACTATCAAAAAAATAAACGTTCGGTTTGCGAACACCTATGTAGCAAGACTTAACATAGTTGTAAAGCAAGTAAACAGGTGTTTTTTTAAAAGGTTCTAATCGTTCAACTTTGCTAGTAAATAGTATAAAATGGGAGTTAGAAAAGAGACCGAAAAAGAGTATGCAAAATTACTTTTCATTAAACACAACATTGACCAAAAGGAGATAGCCATTAAAGTAAAGGTTACCGAGAAAACAATTGGAAAGTGGATTACAGAGGGAAAATGGCGAGAACAAAAACGCTCCCTGATACATACACGGACTAATATCATTCAGAAATTTGAGGATCAATTAGAGCGTTGGAATAGTGCGATTGAAAATAGAGACGACCAGCTTGCCAGTTCTAAAGAAGTTGATTTATTGAACAAACTGGCTTCGGGTATCAAAAAACTAGAAACAGAAATAGGTGTAGGCGAAATTATTACAACAAGCATGGAACTTGTTTCTTTTATTCGAACTATTGATTTTGAATTTTCACAAAAATTAACCGATTACGCCGACTTGTACATTAATTCAAAAATCAAGTAATGGCTAAACAAACCGATAAAAATTACTTAAAGGCATGGCAGGAATTTCGAGACAATACTCGAAAAGCAACCCCTGTTGACTTAACTGAAAGTGCGGTCGATAAAGCAAAAAGAATTAAACATTTGGAATCGCACCCCGAAGAATGGTTTAAATATTACTTTCCAAACTTTTATACTTCAGAACCTGCACCGTTTCACATCAAAGCAACAAAGCGTGTTTTAAGCAATATGGAATGGTTTGAGGTTCGTTCCTGGGCTAGAGAATTATCGAAGTCTGGTAGAACGATGATGGAAGTACTTTACTTAGCAATGACGGGTAAAAAGAAAAACATCATAATGGCATCATCAACTTTTGATAATGCTTGCCGTTTGCTTTTGCCTTATAAATCAATACTTGAAGCGAATAATAGAATTATAAACGATTATGGTGAACAGCAAAGTATAGGTAATTGGGAAGCTGGCGAATTTGTTACTCGAAAAGGAGTTTCATTTCGTGCTATTGGGAAAGGTCAAACACCTCGTGGAACTCGTAAAGATGAAGTTCGTCCAGACGTTCTACTAATTGATGATTTTGATACTGATGAAGAATGTAGAAATATTGAAAGAATTAAAGCTAGTTTAAAATGGATTGAAGAGGCATTAATACCAACACGTTCTATCTCGGGTCATTTATTAATTATGGTTTGCGGAAACATCATAGCAAAATTTTGTTGTGTAACGGAATTAGCAAAAAAAGCAGATTATCATGACATCGTAAACATTCGAGATAAAGAAGGTAAAAGCACATGGCCAAACAAAAACACCGAAGCTTCAATTGATAGGGTTTTAAATACAATTTCATTCAATTCAGCACAAAAAGAATATTTCAATAATCCAATATCTGAAGGCGATATTTTCAAGGAGTTGACTTATGGTAAATGTCCGCCACTTTCATATTGTGAAGACGTGGTTGTTTATGCCGACCCCTCAACATCAAACAAAGACAAAGGAAACGCATCGACCAAAGCGATTGCCATTATAGGATACAGACAGCAAAAATACTATGTCTATAAAATGTGGGTAGATACTATGAGTAATTCCAAATTTGTAGATTGCTTGTATGAAGCTTACAAATATTTGACAATAAATAGAGTCGATACTAAGCGCATATATATTGAAAATAATTCACTTCAAGATCCATTTTACGAACAAGTTCTTTTACCGTTGATTTACCAACGTTCGAGAGAAAACGGCTTTACAATTCCAATTACTCCAGATAGTAGACGCAAGCCTGACAAGTTTTTTAGAATAGAAGGAACCTTAGAACCGCACAATCGCTTAGGACGCTTAATTTTTAATGTAGACCAAAAAGAAGAACCAAATATGGTAAGAACTCACGACCAGATGCTAGCCGTTTCTCCAACTACCAAAATAATGGACGCACCCGATGCTATTGAAGGTGCGTGTTGGCTCATTCAAAACAGAGTAGTTAAAAAAAATAGCATCTACGTTGTAGGACAAAGAAGCTCACGTAAATATTAAATTATGTTTTTAGAAAAAGAAGATTTAGGAAGTGTAATTTATGCTTACCAAGTAGAAGAAATTACCGAAGGTAACGATGATTTAGTATCACAAGCATTAGGTGCTGCAATAGAAGAAGCAAAAAGCTATCTGACTGCAAATGTGAATAGTTTAAAAACTTTCGACGGACGCATTGTTTATAATGTTGAAATAATATTTAGCCAAACAGGACTAGATAGAAATTCATTGATATTACAGCATTGTTTGACTTTGGCCAAGTTTCATATCGCTGTTTTATGTAATGCCGATTTTATCTATGAGCAAGCCAAAGAGCGATACGATAGGGCGATTGATTGGTTTACAAAATTAGCAAAAGGTACGGTGGTTTTAACCTCACTACCTAGAATAAATATTGAAGAAACCGAAGACAGAAAGCCGTTTAGTTCAGGTTCAAGAACAAAATTTAATCACGATTATTAAGATGGGGAAATTTCAAGACATTATAAATATTGCTTTTGGCACAACAACTTTAGCAGCAGGAACAGGAACTATTACACAAACAAAAAAAGCAAATAGTTATGTTCCTACTATTGCACCTAAAACCATTTCGCAAACCCGTCAAGACATTAAGAATTATACTGACGCTAAGAATATGTTTTTAAATGCAGACAATCCAAAGCGTTATCCTTGGTACAACCTATTGGATAACATTATAGTCGATTTGCATTTGCAAAGTCAAATTAATAACCGAATGCTAAAAACACTTTCACAACCTTTTTTAATAAAAGATTTGAAAGGAAATTTAGACCAAGACTTAACCAGTTTATTGCAAAATGAAAAATTCATTTATCAAGTCAATAAAGCCATTTTACAAACTGTTTATTACGGACATTCACTTGGTGAGTTCGATTATGTAAATGGTCGCTTGGTTTTTAATTTAATACCTAGGCAAAATGTTGACCCTGTAAACGGCTATATTTTTAAAGATTATACCGATGATAAAAAAATAGAATATCGCTTGCAAAAAGAATACGGTTCTTGGCTCATTGAATTTGGAAACAATAAAGATTTCGGATTGCTAGACGGATGTGTGCCTCACGTTTTATTCAAACGATTTGCACAAAGTTGTTATTCTGAACTATGCGAAATATATGGCATTCCGCCTCGAGTGTTAAAAACAAACACGCAAGACAGGACTATGGTGGCTCGTGGTGAAAAAATGTTGAAAGACATGGGGTCTGCAGCGTGGTTTATTATTGACGAAAATGAAACCTTCGAGTTTGCACAAGGTGTTTCTACCAATGGTGATGTATATAAAAACCTAATGCAATTTTGTAATAATGAATTATCAATGGGAATCTCTGGAGCTGTTGTAGGTCAAGACACCAAGAACGGTTCTAATGGTAAAGAAAAAACCTCTATTGGAATCTTGCAAGATTTAATTGATAGTGATTTGTCGCTTATTGAGCAAACTTGGAATACAACTATTATTCCAGCGCTTAAAGTTTTAGGTGTTGTTACAAAAGATGCTGTTTACACTTATCCGCCCGCTGAAGATTTAGATAAACTTTGGAAAATGACAACCGAAGCCGACAAATTCAAAAATATTGAAGTAGATCCCGTTTGGATAAAAGACACGTTTGGTATTGAAGTAAAAGAAGTAAAACCGCAATCTGCGTCAGGAACAAAATTAAACATAGAAGACTACGAGCGTTTTTTCGTTTAAGCCCTGAATATTTTGGGGCGTTTCACTCACGCATAACGAGTTTGTACAATTGTGGTTGCGATGATTGCAAAGGTAAAGCTACACTATTAAATTTATCAATTAGTGATGATTTTAAGCAACTTTTAAACGCTGGTAAAAGCGCCTTTAAACGTTTGCATGAAATAGGCAATTACAAGCCACAGGATTTGAAAACTGAAAAAGTTTATCAAGATTTGATTCATCAAACCTATGATGTGTTCAACTTTGCAATTACCGATAACGATATGCCAAACGAAATGCGAACCGCTTTACAAAGCGATGCTTTCCTTTTTGGCGGCTTAAAAACCCATGCGCAATTATTTGAAGCTTCAAAATTATTGTTAGATGAGAATGGGAATTTAAAACCATTTAACCAATTATCTAATGAATTTGACAAACTGAATCTAACATACAATAAAAATTATTTAGAAGCAGAATACGAGTTTGCTGTAAGTTCGTCGCAAATGGCGGCAGGTTGGTCTGAACTGGGAAGTTCAGAGCGTTATTTTTTGCAATATAGAACTTCTAAAGACAATCGGGTACGTGATGAACACGCTGCACTAAATAATACTACTTTACCAAAAGAAGACCCTTTTTGGGATTCTTACTATCCTCCTAATGGCTGGCGTTGTCGTTGTATTGCAATTGAAGTCTTGAAAGACAAATACCCAATTAGTGATTCTGAAAAAAGCATTAAAGCAGGAGAAGCTGCAACCACACAAATTGGCAAAGACGGTAAGAACCGATTAGAGATTTTTAGGTTTAATCCTGGCGCAGATAAAAAACTATTTCCGCCAAAGCATCCGCTTTTTGCAAACCGTTGTACTGGCGATGGCAAGTTATCAGTAACAGGATTGATTGGCGCACCAGTATTAATATTATCTGCTGAAAAAAGTAAATGTGAAGCAAATAAGATTATCGAAGAAATTAGAAAAGAAAACACCAATAAAGCTAGAAAAGCAAAGGATATTGAACTTAAGGAATGGGCTAGTACAAAAATTAAAAAAAATGAGCACTTATCAATTACAGGTAAGCAGTTTCAAACTGGTGAAGTAAGAATATCCAGAGCTAATATTGAATATGTTTTAAAACATATTTCTAATATTGAAAATAAAGAAATCATAAAATCTCTAAAATCAATAATTGAAAATTCTGAGTATAAAAATGGTGCTCCTTTAGAAAATAAAAATTCTAAAAATTACGGTAGTAAAGTTGCTAGAGGGGTGGTTAGTTACAACTATTATCAATCAAAGTGGAATGATTTACCTATTGAAATTAATATGGAGGTAATGAAAAACGGATATGAACAACCTTACGCTATATTATTTGCAAAAAAATAAATGCTCTAAAATCAGGGACCCACTCCAATCGCGGATATAACTTTAAAGCATTTAAAGTACAAATATACAAAAATATTTAATATGCAAGACTTAATAAAAAACATTCTATCGGATTTGCGTGTTGACTTAACCGATGAATTCGACAAAAACTTTGAACGAAAATCGTTTTTTGGTAAATCGTGGGAAAATACTGCCATACCTAATAAGCGTGGTAGTGTAATGATGCGTACTGGTAAGTTACGCCGATCTATACAATGCAAACAAACCAAAAACCAAATAACTTGGAGCAGTAGTTTACCGTATGCTAGCTTGCAAAATCAAGGTGGCGAAATTATTGTAACCGAAAAAATGAAACGTTTTTTTTTGGCAATGTTTTACAAGTCATCTAATGCGATCTTGTTTAATGTAAGAAGCAAAGCGGCCGCAAAAACAGAAAGAAACAGACGACTATCTGCAGAAGCTTTAATGTGGAAAAATTTAGCCTTACAAAAAGTAGGTGCCAAGATGAAAATAAAACAAAGGCAATTTATAGGCGATCACCCACAAGTTAGGCAACGCATCGAACACGTTGTTAATAAAAATATGGAAGAAATTGGAAAAACAATTTTTAATAAATTTAAACAATAGCAAGGCGAAAATCAATTTCAAAAATCAATTAAAAAACAGAAAATGAGTAAAATAGTTTTACAAAGCATTCAAAATTTATTAAGTACTATTCCAGAGCTGAAATATGTAGATGAAGATTGGGGGCAACTTGACGATTATTCGCCAAATCCTCCCACGAAATTCCCTTTAGCTTTGATAGATTTGGGAAACTTGCAATATAGCAACATTGGTAAAGACAGAACTGCAATGCCTCAAAATCGCCAAATGGCAACAGGTGCAATTGTTATAAGTATTGCCAACTTAAGACTAACAAACACCAGTGCTAGAGCACCACAAACGCAAAAGGACCAAGCGTGGAGTATTTGGGACATTGTACAAAACGTACACGAAAAGTTACATGGTATTGCGGTGGGTGGTTCTGCTGGTGCTATGATGCGAACAGCCATGCGAAAAGTAAAGCGTGATGATGGAATACAAGAGTATGAAGTTACCTACGCTATTGGAATGACTAATGTTTAACTAAATAATTTAGTTTGAGAATTTATAACGTCTTCAATATTTTTCAATTCAGAGGTAATTGGCGTAAACAAAACTTGATATAAAGTAGTACGAGAGATAGGATAAACAGGGAAAATATATTGTTTGTGTATTTGAGTAAGTGGTGTATGTGGATGTTCCGAAATAGTTTTTTGGTACAGTTCCTTAATAAGCTTGTATCGTAACAGCTTATTTCTTTGTATTCCAAGGCTTCTGTTTAAGGATATAGACATATAGGCAAAAATATAAAACTTTTTTGGTATAAAAAAACCCACTTTTTTTGAAGTGGGTTTTGAGGTTAAAATTATTTATCATCCTGCAATTGCGAATATAACTTGCGCTAGTCGCCATAAAAAAACGGCGGCTAGCTGACAGTTGGTGGCAACTCGACCGCAGAATCGTAAAAAAGTATAAGATTTTAATTAAATCCGAAATAAAAAAACAGATTTATTCTATATTAATTACTTCTTTTTTTTATTATTATCTTCTTTAAGCATTTTTTTATGCCCATCTTTCAATTCTTTTTTAACTTCTGCAATTTTCTTTTCTTGAGGTAAACTTTCAGGATTTTTCCCCATATTTTTTTGTATTATTCCTCTAACTTCTTTTCCGACATCATAATGAGTTTGCTCTAAATTAGTCTGTCCCCTAATTCCTTTATTTTTGATTCGTTCTTCAGTTTGTGTAACTCTAAACAAATTGGCTGCTAATTCGGTTCTTCCCATATGTTCCATTAAAGAACCTTTCTTTACATCTCTTTTCTTTTCAAGTCTCCAAGATTCCATATTATACATTCCTAAATAACCAGCATTTTGAAATTTTGCATAATCAATTACTCCTGACTGTTTTGCTATAGATGCTAAAGATTTATTTCCTTCCGTTAATTCTTCTCGAATTAACATTCTTTCTATATCATCATTATTCTCAATATGTAACTCAAATTTTCTAGTTTGTTGAGCAAAATAAACTTGAGCTTCTGCAACCTGAACTTTCTTTGGGTCACCATTCATCACAGCGATATAACACGCAAATCTTGAAAGTTTAAAATCTTGACAATTGTGACCTTCTATTTCTCGTTGTTGAGAAATAATATTTTCATAATGTGGAATATTTAATGATACAAAAGCTTTAGTTGCTCTATCCAAAACTTTTTGAAAAGACTTCATATCTTTGTAACCTAACATCACCATCAAATCAGAAGCCCACCAAAACGTTATACCGTTTTCATTTTTAAAATCTTCAAATGATGAAGATGAACCTTCATTAATATTTTGTATCTCTTCCATATCAAAAACTATTTTTGCAAAAATACTAATATAAAAAATTAAACTTATATAATTGATTAAAAAAAACAGAATAAATAAAAAGAAGAGCAGCCACCAACACACGCTACAAGCAATTTG